AGTCACCGAGGTGGAAAGCGCCCCCGGCGTGGACGACATCCGCAAGATTGCGATGCCCATGCCGTTCAACCCGCCTTCGCCTGTGCTGTTCCAGTTGCTGGGCTGGATCACCGACGCCGCCAAGGGTGTGGTGACCACCGCAGAGGAGAAGATTGCCGATGCCAAGTCCACGATGCCTGTGGGCACAACGCAGGCGTTGATCGAGCAAGGTGCTGTGGTGTTCTCTTCGATTCACTCGCGCCTGCATGAGAGCCAGCGCCGCGTGATCGGCATCATTGGCCGCTTGAACCGTTGGTATCTGGACGAGCAAAAGCGCGGCGATGTGGTGGCAGAGTTGCCTGTGAAGCGCGAAGACTTCAAGCGCAACAGCGACATTATCCCTGTAAGTGATCCCCACATCTTCTCTGAGACCCAGCGCGTGGCTCAGATGCAGTCGGTGTTGCAATTGTCGCAAGCGTTCCCGCAGATTTTTGATCAGCGTGCCGTTGTGAACCGGATGCTCAAGCAGTTGAAGATTCCCAATGTGAACGAGTTGATCCCAAATGCCAGCAAGCCTGCGGAGATGAATGCCGCAGACGAGAATTCCGCTATGGCATTGGGCCGACCAGCCTTCGCCTACCCGCGTCAGGATCAGTTGGCCCACATTCAAGCCCACTTGGCCTTTGCGCTTGATCCCGCTTTGGGATCAAACCGCTTGATCGCGCCAAAATTTATCCCCAATGTGCTGGAACACATCAAGCAACACATGATGCTCTGGTACACCAACCAGATGTCTACCTATGTCCAAGGCGACACAGGTGTGCAGTTTGGTAAGTACGAGGACAGCAAACTGGTCAAGCAGATCGACAACGCGATTGCTTTGGCGTCTACGCACCTCTCAATGGACACCGAAGAGGTGTTCCAAGGGCTGTTGCCTGCGCTGGAGCAACTCGGTCAGATCATGCAACAGTTCAAACCGCCCGCACCGCCTATGGATGGCGAGGCACAGGCCGTGTTGCAGGCGTCTATGGCCGAGACTCAGCGCCGTGCCGCAGAAGATCAGGCCCGCTTGCAGTTCGATACGCAGAAATTCCAAGCCGAAATGGCTCAGAAGGACAAGGATCGTCAGGTCAAGATCGCCATGAACGCCGAGGACAACCTCACGACAGAGCGAATGAAGACCGCAGAGTTGACCGTAGACGAAGTCAAACTACGGCAAGAGCAGGAGCAGACTGCTGTGAAACTGCAAAATGTTACCCAACGCAACTTAGGAGAATGAAATGCCTGTTACTACTCAAGATGAGCAATCCGAAGCCGTTCGCCAACAGCACCGCAATGCGACTGGCGCGTGGATCAACGGTCAACAACTGAAAGAGCAATCAAAAGCGACCCAACCAGAGGCTAACAGCGACCACGGGAATTTCTCCCAAAACAAGGGCGTAGACAAGAGAAACGCATGAGGTATGTATCCGACTTCATCAGTGCTGTAGAAGCGCGTAAAGAGGCTGTTTTGCAGGGATTGGCGGCAGGTAATGCCGCTGACTACCCTGCTTACCAGCGTCTGGTCGGACACCTCGCGGGTCTTGAGGAAGCCCTTGAAATCCTCAACAACCTTTTAAGGGAAAAAGATGACGATAGATAGCACGGTAGCGGGTAATGCCGCTGATTTGCGGGAAGCCTTTCCTGCTGTAGACCCCGGTGCAAAACCCCTTGGCGCAAGAATTTTGGTTCAACTGCGTCGAACAAAGAAAACTGTAACGAGTGCCGGGATTGTTTTGGTTCAAGAGACCAAAGAAACTGAGAAGTGGCAGAACATGGTCGCAAAAGTGATTGCGATTGGGCCACTCGCGTTCAAAAAGCGCGACACGATGGAGCCGTGGCCTGAAGGGTCATGGTGTGAGGTTGGTGATTACCTTCGCGTGCCCAAGTGGGGCGGCGACCGCTGGGAGGTTCCTGTCCCCGGCGAGGATGAAAACGAAGACCCAGCCCTCTTCATGGTGCTAAACGACCATGAAGTCATCGCAAAACTCACAGGTGATCCCCTTGCAATGAAGGCATTCATATGAGTACAGAAAACGAACAAGAAGTGATCGTAATTCAAGAGGAAAAAGACGGTTCCGCGACCGTCGAGTTGCCTCCCAGTATCCCGTCACCCACACAAAACGAGACCGAAGACTCCGACGAGGCGGATGATCGTGCCAGAGAGGCTGAAATGGCCGCTGGTGGCGAGATTGACGCCGATGCCGAGGCTCTCCGAGAGCAAAAACGCCTCAAGCGTCAGAAGCGCAAGGAGTACCACAAGCAAGTTGCGACCGAAAAAGACCACAAACTCGATTTTTTGAGCCGTCAGAACCAAGAACTGCTCGAACGACTCGCTGTTTTGGAGAAAAAGTCGCATGGAAGCGATCTTGCACGCCTGAACAAGGCGAAAGAAGACCAAGCCAACCGAATTCTGTTCGCAAAACAGAAAATTGCCGAAGCAACTCAGACTGGCAACGGTGAATTGCTGACTTCTGCGCAAGAAATGTGGTTCGAGGCCCGCCGACAGTACGAAGCACTGGATGCGGTAATGAAAAAGGCCACCGCGCCTCAACGCGAACGCACAATTCGCGCTCCCGATCCTCAATTGCAGAAGTACGCAAGCACTTGGATGGAGAACAACTCTTGGTATGACCCGAATGGCAAAGACCCCGACTCTCGGGTTGCTTTGACCATCGATCAGGCTATGGCCGAAGAGGGTTGGAACCCCAAGACTCCGCAGTATTGGGACGAACTTGACAACCGCTTGCAAAAGTATTTGCCACACCGTTATACTGGTGATACCGACGAGAAACCGAATCGGAATTCAAGACCAAGGAATGTGGTGACAAGTTCAGGCCGCGAGAGTGCATCGAGTAATGTGATTGGCAAGAACCAATTCGCGTTAACACGCGATCAAGTCCAAGCCATGAAAGATGCTGGAATGTGGGACGACCCTGATAAGCGGGCGAAGATGATTCGTCGCTACGCAATTGAAGCCAAACAAAACCAAGGTTATAGGAGTTAAGAAAATGGATTCTCGTTTGAAAAAATCTCTATCTGCTGGTGGACGCGAAAATCGCGCGAGTCTTGATAAAAGTCGAGAGGCACCAGAGGATAATTTCGTGTCAGCCGATGAGCGTCGCAAGATGTGGAAGGACGAATGGACACAAAGCGCATTGCCTGCCGTTCCCGAAATGAAGGGATGGCACCTTTGCTGGCTATCAACCACCAACAGTTATGACAGTATCGACAAGCGTATTCGCCTCGGATATGTCCCCGTGAAAGCGGAGGAAGTGCCCGGTATGGAGAATAACAAAGTCAAGGCTGGGGAACACACTGGTTTTATCTCGTGTAATGAGATGCTCTTGTACAAAATTCCGATGGAAATGTATCAAGAGGTCATGGCTCATTTCCACCATGAGGCTCCGCTTGAGGAAGCGAACAAAATTCGTATGCAAGCAGAACAAGCCGCTGGCCGAGATAGTTCCGGTCGTAAGTTGGGACAGGTAGAAGGCGAAGGTTTGGAAAGTATCGATAAACCGTTGCCCGCTCCAATTTTTTCATAGCGGGCGAAAGTTAACCAAACAAGGAGTAAGACTATGTCTTCGACCAATGCTCCGTTCGGTCTGCGCCCCTCGTTCCACCCTTCTGGTCTGGATCGCGCTGTCGCTTTGGCTGACGGTATTCTCTCTGGCTATACCAGTGACATCTTGAAGGGCCAGCCCGTCAAGTTGGCTACCACTGGCGTTCTACAAGCCGCCGCCGCTGGTGACGCTTTCCTCGGTGCCTTCGCTGGCTTCGAGTGGACTGACACTACTGGCCGTCGTCGCGTGAGCAACTATTTCCCCGCAAATACTGCTTATGTGACTGGTTCCGCTGTTGCCTATTACTACAGCGATCCCAACATCGTTTACGACATTCAAGCCGATGGCTCGTTGGCGCAAACGACTCTGGGCGCTCAGTCTGACTTCAGCAATGTGACCGCAGGCTCCACGACCACTGGACTGTCTCAATGCACCATTAGCACCTCGGTTGTTGCCGCTGGTTCTTCTGCGCAATTGAAGATTGTTGGTTTGACCCCCGGCGTTGATAACGCTTGGGGAGATGCATACACCGTTGTGCAAGTTCAAGTTAACGAGTCGCAGTTTAATGCGTCCGTGAACGCTATTTAAGGAGGACTGAAAAATGGCCGCTCCGATGCGCAGTACCGACTTTCGGTCAATTGTTGAACCCATTCTGAATGAGTGCTTTGATGGTGTATACGATCAACGCACTGATGAATGGAGCCGTGTCTTCACTGAACAAGAAGGCATTCCCCGTAACTACCACGAAGAACCCGTCCTGTACGGTTTTGGTGCCGCTCCCCAACTGCCTGATGGCACTCCTGTGTCTTATCAGCAGGGTGGCGTGCTGTTCCTCCAGCGTTATGTCTACCAAGTCTTTGGTTTGGCATTCGCTCTGACCAAGGTTTTGGTCGAGGACGGTGACCATATCCGTATTGGTCAGGTTTACGCTCGTCACTTGGCTCAGTCTCTGATTGAGACCAAAGAAACGCTGTCGGCTAATGTGTTGAACCGCGCGTTCAATGCCTCTTACCCCGGCGGTGACGGTGTGGCTCTGAACAGTGCTTCTCACCCCATTGTGAACGGCACTTTCTCCAACCTGCTCTCTACTGCCGCGAACCTTTCGCAGACTTCTCTGGAACAGATGCTGATCCAGATTCGTCAGGCTGTGGACAACAACGGCAAGAAGATTCGTCTGGTGCCCCGCCAACTGGTGGTCGCTCCCGGTAATGTCTTCCAAGCCGAAGTTCTCCTGAAGAGCGTTCTGCGTGCTGGCAACGCCAACAACGACATCAACCCCGTCAAGTCTATCGGCTTGCTGGATGAGGGTGCCGCTGTTATCAGCCGTCTGACTTCGTCCACCGCATGGTGGGTGCAGACCGACGCGCCTGAAGGCATGAAGTTGCTGATGCGCCGTAAGTTGGAGAAGACAATGGAAGGCGACTTCGAGACTGACTCTATGCGCTACAAGGCGACAGAGCGTTATCAGGTCGGTTTCACTGATCCTCGTGCAATGTACGGTACCCCCGGTGTGTAAACCAAGTTGGGAGGCTTCGGCCTCCCTCTTAACAGGAGATTGATATGGCACAAACCTACTTTGGTTCCGCCCTGCGCTCCGGTTCTGGCACGCTGACTGACTCTACCGACGGCGGTTTCGTCGTTTTGAGCCAGACAAGTACCGTAACTACGAACGCAGATGGTTCCGCTTCTAGCGTTACTGAAGTCCTGCCTGCTGGCTCACAGATCATCAACATTTTTGTTGATACGATGGTGACTCCAGTGGTTGGCGGCGGTACTGCTACTACTTGCCCGGTCACGATTGGCACCGCCGCCGCTGGTACTCAGTACCTGTCGTCAACGAATGCTATCGCTGGTGGCCGTATTGCGCTGTCGTTTACGACCGCTCAGTGCGCCGCTATGGCAGACATCGGCAACAACACTTCCGTGGTTATGACCGTTGACCCCAACGGCACCATTTCCACCACTCAGGGTGTCTTCCGCCTCACGGTGGTCTACGCTCAGAAAGGTTGAGGGGGCACACTATGGGCCAATTCAAACCTATGGTCAAAATGATGACCACTGAACCGACCGTTGAGTTGAAACTCAAAAAGGGCGGTCATGTGAACATGAAGAAGGGCGGCAAGTCCGAATCTGGTCACAAGAAGATGGCCGATGGCGGCGGCGCTATGGGCGCACTGGCAGGAACTCCGGCTCTTGTCGGTCGTCCTGCCGTAAACGCTCCTGTACGCGCTCCCGGCAAGCCTTCTATGGCCGCACGCCGTAAGGCTATGGCACCCAAGATGCCGATTGGCAACCCCTCGATGCCTTCCACCACCCCCATGAAAAAGGGTGGCAAGGCTGAAGGCGGCGAGTCCTCGGCAATGCACAAGGCTGAGATGTCGAAGATGAAGGGTCTTGAAAAAGAACTGAAGTCTCACGAGTCCAAGCCCGCCAGCAAGGGCCACAAAGGTCTGAAGACTGGTGGTGTGGCAAACGGTCAAGGTGGTTACGCCAAGGGCGGCATCATCAACACCGAAGGCCAAGGCGGTGCATATCGCAACACCAAGATGGTTACGGCCAAGGTCGATCATTCTCCTGCCAACACTGGCGGCGTGAAGAACGGCAACGGCGGTGGCTACGCTACTGGTGGTGTGGCTAAGTCCAACGGCGGTGGCTACAAGATGGGCGGTAAGGCAAAAAAAGCCTACGCGGCGGGGGGTACTGTTAATTCAAGCGGCTCCCCCGTCGCGATGCCTCAAGGCCGCAAAAAGCCCTCCACGCCCGTAAGCATCAATCAACTGTCCGGCACCTTCAAAAAGGGTGGCTCTGTCACTCCGGCTGAAGGTCGCTTGCGCAAGAACTACGCGGCTGAGAATGCGACTGCCATGCGGCAGGCCAAGGCTCAGTCAAACGAGGTCTACAGCAAGTACGGCAAGATGAAGATGGCTGACGGCGGTTCCCCCTCTGGTCAGGGTTCAATCACTGATTATGAGAGGAAAAAGGCTGTTGATTTGTCCAAAGGTGCATACGACGCTTCCAGAAAGCACAGTATGGAACTTGAAGAGGCATTGAACCCTTTGAGCATGGTCAAGGAATTGGCTGGCAAGGCAAAAGATTACTTTATGCCCAAGGCCGACATTCCAAAGCCTGAAAGTGTGACCAAGACCAAAGAGTCTGTAACTGTCACGCCAGCGGGTAAAAGACGCGGTGGACGCGCTTGTTGAAATCTAGTGGGGGCTTCGGCCCCCGCTTCTAATTGGGGAAGAGAATATGGCTGATGCGGTTACAACGCAAACACTCCTTGATGGCGAGCGTTTGGCGATTATGAAATTCACAAACATCAGTGATGGCACTGGTGAAACGGCTGTGACCAAAGTAAATGTGGCGAATCTTGCGCCCAGCAACTCTGGCAAAGCCTGTACTGGCGTGACAGTGACAAAAATTACTTCTGTTTGTCACGGCATGGAAGTTCGTATGTATTGGGATGCAACTACTGATGTCCCTTTCTTTTTATCCACCATCAACACCAATTACGAAAATGATTTTTCAAAAATTGGTGGCATTACAAACAATGCTGGCGCTGGCAAAAATGGAAACATTGTTTTCAGTACAGCAGACGCAAGTGCTGGCGACACATACACCGTTGTTCTTGAGATGGTTAAATCCTACGCCTGATCATGCCAAGCAAGTCACCCTCTCAACATAAATTGATGGCGGCGGTTGCGCACAACCCTTCTTTTGCCAAGAAGGTTGGCATTCCTCAGTCGGTGGGCAAAGACTTTGCCGCCGCTGACAAAGGTAAAAAATTCAAAGACGGTGGCTCAAGCGTAAACGAGGCTGGCAACTACACCAAGCCAGAGTTGCGCAAGCGCATCGTGTCTCAGGTCAAGTCGCAGGCGGTGCAAGGCACTGCCGCTGGTCAATGGTCTGCACGCAAAGCACAACTTGTCGCCAAGAAGTACAAAGACGCTGGTGGTGGCTATCGTGATTAAAGAGCCTCAACAGTCACTGAAAAATTGGGGCGACCAAAAATGGAGGACTAAAAGTGGGAAACGATCTTCTGACACTGGTGAAAGATACCTTCCAGAAAATGCGATTAAGGCTCTCAGTTCTGCTGAATACAGTGCTACGACGAAAGCAAAAAGAGCAGGAAAAGCCGCCGGAAAACAATTTGTAGCGCAACCAAAAAAGATTGCGCAAAAAACTTCAAAGTACAGGTGGTAGAACTATGAAAAACCCATCACTGGCCGTTGGCAGAGGCGAAAAACTACCGACCAAAAAAGGCGCGGGGCTTACACAAAAGGGCCGAGAAAAGTACAATAGAGAGACCGGGAGTAACTTGAAGGCTCCCCAACCTCAAGGCGGTTCGCGCAAAGATTCATTCTGTGCCCGGATGTCAGGAGTTGTCGAACATTCAAAAGGGGACGCGCCACGCGCCAAAGCATCGCTGAAGCGGTGGAAGTGTCCCGGTTGGTAAGGAGTCAATATGCCGTATTCGGGAACCGTCGGGAACACAGTAATCAATGTTCAGACATTGATCGATCACGGCGCACGCCGCTGTGGCAAGTTGGCCGAGGAGTTGACCTCCGAGCAAGTTGTTTCCGCCCGCCAATCCCTGTACTTCCTGTTGTCTGACCTTGGTAACCGAGGCATCCAATTTTGGACAATGACCAAAAAAGTCATTGGACTCATCCCAGACAATTACATCTACGAACTACCCAAGGGCACTATTGACCTTTGGAATGTGCTGTATCGCACAATGGATCGACCAAGTGGCTCGTACACCACTTCTGCTGGCGGAACAATTGCAAACGCCTACGACAACGACATTGAGACCGTCTGTACGCAAACTTCTGCAAACGGCAACATCGCTGTCAACTACGGCCCTACCAATCCTGTGTACATCGGCTCGATTGGCTTGTTACCTGCGGCCACGGGCACATGGTCAATCATCTACGAATACTCCGAGGACAACACGACTTGGAACACGCTGGTTGATCTGGGCACCATTGATGTGGTGAACAACCAGTGGATTTGGACTGACATCGTTGCGGGACAGACCGTCCCCTACTATCGTTGCCGCGCCTACAACGGCACCACGCTGTCTGTGCGCGAGTTGTACTTCGGGAACAACTCTCTTGAGGTGCAGATGTCTTCGCTGAACCGCGATGACTACACCAACCTGCCCAACAAGAACTTCACGGCCAACCAGCCGTACCAGTATTGGTTCAACCGCCAGATTCCAAAGCCCCAGATCAACATTTGGCCTGTGCCGTCAACTGCGTTTGTGCAAATGACTTGCTGGTACTCGCGCCAGATCGATGATGTTGGTGCGCTGACTGACGAGTTGGAAATCCCCCAGCGTTGGTATGAGGCCGTGCAGATGATGCTGGCCCACCGCATGGCGCTGGAATTGCCGCAAGTTGCAATGGATCGCATCAACTACTTGGAGAAGATGGCAGAGAAGCATCTGTACAACGCCGAGCAGGAAGAGCGCGACCGCTCACCAATTTACTGGGCACCGAATATCTCGGTGTATACCGCCTAATGCCTATCTTTCTCGACACCACAGGGCTGACTTCGGTTGCCATCGGCGTATGCGACCGATGCAAGATGAAGCGCCCGTTTGTGTCGCTGGGGCCAGACCCCAATTTCCCCGGCTTGCGGGTGTGCGATCAAGGGTGCAGGGATCAGTTTGACCCTTACCGCCTTGCCGCCCGTAAGACCGAGCGTATCAACCTGCGGTTTCCGCGTCCTGACACCTCGATCAATGCTGGCGACAACTATCTGATGACTGGAAGCCAGTCAATGGATGGAACAAGCCAGTTCCAGATTTCTACCGAGCAGAACACGCAAACGCCGACGCTGACCGGGAACAAGGACACAATTGCGCCGAACCCGCCCGACAATACGAGTACATAAATGTCAGCACAAGTCGCCATTACCCAACTACCAACCGCTGGTGCCATAACAGGCACCGAGGCGGTTCCTATCGTCCAAAATGGCGTAACCGTGCAGACCACGACGGGTGCGATTGCCGCATCGCCGTCGCAGACCCAAACCTTCCTGACGGTCAATCAAGAGCCGACACTGCCCAACAGCCGCTACTTTGGCGCGACCAATGGCTTGTCGATCACTGATGCGGGCGCACAGGGTCTGTACAACATCTCGACTACTGGCGCACTGCTGTCGCTGTTGAACTCTCCTGCGGGCATTCAGGTCAAGACAAACTCGACAACTCTGGTCAATCGATCTATTGCTGTTGCAAACGCTGGCCTGTCGATCTCCAACGGCTCCGGCATTTCCGGTGACCCGACTCTGTCACTGTCCGGTTTGCCCGCGACTTTCGCGCAGTTCTCCGGCACTGGTCTGGTTGCTGTAACGGCTGGCTCTTCGATCTACCCCGTATCGATCAACGGCACTGTTGGTCAGATTAGCGTTGCTTACGGTAACGCCCTAAACGGCAACTCGCCCACTGTGGCGATTGCCGACAACCCCGTCATCAGTGGCGTGGCTGGCATGGTGTTGCCAAAAGGCCAGACCGCAGAGCGCGATGGCTTGGCCGTCAACGGCACCGCACGCTACAACACAACCACCAATCGTTTCGAGGGTCTGCAAAACGGCACTTGGTACTCGTTTGGTATCGGCGATGGCACGGTCACCAATGTGATCGGTACGGCCAATCAGATCACTGTGGTCAACAACACGACCACCCCGATTGTCTCGATCACCGATAACCCAGTGATGCCCGGTAACGCGGGCATGGTCTTGCCTCGCGGAACCACTGGTCAACGCTCTCCGCCGTTCACCAACGGCACGATTCGCTACAACACCACCACAGAGACTTTTGAAGGCTACGCAAACGGCATTTGGGGCGGTATTGCGGTTGGTGTGGGTGTTACCTCGGTTGGAACCGGAACGGGCCTCCAAGGCGGCCCAATCACCTCCACGGGCACTATTTCAATCTCCAACACTGGTGTGACCGCCGGAAGTTACGGTTCGACCTACCAAGTCCCCAGTTACACGGTCAACGCGCAGGGTCAACTGACCGCCGCCGCCAACATTGCGATCTCGGCGACCGACATCGGTGCGGTGACTTCTGTATCTGGAACGGCAAACGAGATTACATCCACTGGCGGTCAGACGCCCGTGATTTCTCTGCCTTCGGCCCTGACCTTTACGGGCAAGACGGTTACAGGCGGCACATTCTCTGGTGTTGCGATCAATGCCGCCTCGACGATCAACAACTCTGTGATCGGCGGAAGCACGCCTGCGGCTGGTACTTTTACCAACCTGACGGCCAATACCAATGTCACGCTGGCCCCCAGCACGACTGGCACGATCAACAATGTCACGATTGGCAATACGACGCCCGTTGCTGGCACCTTTACCGATCTGACGGCGACAACCAATCTTGCGTTGAACCCGACGACTCCGGGTGCAATCAACAACACGGTGATTGGTGGCACGACCCCTGCGGCGGCAACCTTTACCAACGCCCTGATGAACACCGGGCAGGTGACTCAGGCTCCGGTCAATGCCAACGACATCACCAACAAGGCATATGTGGACACGCTGGCTGGCACGGGCCTGCACATTCACACACCCGTTCTGGTTAGAACCCCAACTGCACTGACCGCCACCTACGCAAACGGCGGCACGACACCGACTTGGACGACTATCACCGGGGGCACCACTCTTACGACTGGTTCTGCTCACGGCTTGGCCGTCAACGATGTCATCTCCTTTGGTGTAACCACCAACGGCATTATTGCTGGCACGGCTTACTTTGTGAAGACCGTTCCGAGTTCAACATCGATTACCCTGACGCTTACCTATTCTGGCGCTGAGATTACTACGCTGACCAACGGCACGGGTCTGTCGATCACAAGCCGCGCAAACGCTGGTGTTGGCGCTACTCTGACAAACGCCGGGGCGCAGGCCGCTCTGTCGATTGATGGCGTGTCCTTGTCGGTCGGTAACCGTGTGCTGGTTTACAACCAAGCCAGCGCCTTCCAAAACGGCGTCTACACGGTTACCACGGTTGGCTCTGGCTCCACAAACTGGGTTTTGACGCGGTCTTCTGACACAAATACCTACTCGCCCACCAGCACTTCCGCTTTGGGCGAAGGTGACTACTTCTATGTTCAGTCCGGCAATACCGGGGCTGGCGAGTCGTATGTGATGACCACCACTGGGCCGATTATTTTTGGCACCACTGGCATTACATTTACCCAGTTCTTCGCCGCGCAGGTGTACAGCGCAGGAACCGGACTGACCCTCAGTGGCACCCAGTTCAGCATCACCAACACGGCGGTGACATCTGGCTCTTACGGTGCGGCCAACAAGACTCTGACCGCAACCGTCAACGCCCAAGGTCAACTGACCGCGCTGGCAGACACGCCAATTGCCATCGCCAACACGCAGGTTTCCGGCTTGGGAACCATGTCTGTCCAGAACGCCAACAGCGTTGCGGTAACGGGCGGCACTATTGATGGCACATCGGTTGGCGCGACTACACCATCGACTGGCGCATTCACAACGCTGTCCGCGACCGGAAATGCGACCGTAGGCGGCACTTTGGGTGTGACTGGTACCTCGACCTTCACCGGGCTGATTACGGCCAATGGAGGCGTTTCTGGCGCGGTTACGACCTCAAATGCCACCATTACAGGTGGTTCGATCAACAACACGACTATTGGGGCCACAACGCCCTCCACTGGCGCGTTTACGACCCTCAGTTCCAGCAGTAATGCAACTGTTGGTGGAACCCTCGGAGTTACCGGAACATCGACCTTTACGGGTCTGATTACGGGAAATGGCGGCTATTCCGGCGCTGTGACCTCGTCTAACGCCACTTTGACTGGCGGAACTATCAACGGCATGGTAATTGGCGGCACGACTGCGGCCAACGGCACTTTTACGAACCTTACAGTATCGACTAGCGCCAGCATCAACCCGACGGGAACTGTCACGATTGGCCCCGGTGTAACTGGTGCAATTGACAATGTGGTGGTGGGTGGCACGACGCCTCGGGCTGGCGGCTTCACGACCCTGACCGCAACTGGCGACGGGACTTTCTCCGGTACTGGACAGATCAAGATACCTTCTGGCACATCGCTTCAGAGGTCTGCGACCCCTGTGGCGGGCATGATCCGCTACAACACCGATACGGTCTCGTATGAGGGGTACTCCGCTGGCGCATGGAGCGCACTTGGCGGTGGTGGTGGAGCGGCGGCAGACGGGTGTATTTATGTGAACTACCGGACAATCTCTGGTAATTACACATTTGATCCGAATCAAAATGGGGAATCAGTTGGCCCAATCACAATTGCCACAGGTGCAACGGTGGTTGTTTCTACTGGTAGTCGTTGGATTGTTTTCTGATAACCAATAAAATGGTCTGAAAAGGGGTAAATAATGGCAATCACTCTTGATGGAACACTTGGACTCACACTCCCTGTTCCTTTGACTCCCGCAAACGGCGGGACTGGGCTTAGTACCGTTGGCGTAGGCGCACTGCCTTACGGCGCGGGAACTTCTGCAATGAATACCTTGAGCCTTGGCACTCAGGGGTATGTTTTACTTGCTGGCGCATCCGCTCCGACTTGGGGCGCGTTGTCTGGCGGAACTTTCTGAGGATAAATCATGGCTCAAACAGGATACACCCCAATTCAGTTGTACTACAGCACCACGGCAACTAATGTGCCGTCGGCTGGCAACCTCGCAAACGGCGAACTTGCAATCAACATCACCGACAAAAAACTCTACGCCAAGGACAACACTGGTTCGGTGTTTCTGTTGGCTTCGGCTGATGGCACATCTGGCACTGTTCAAAGTGTTTCTGTGGTTTCGGCAAATGGTCTTGCTGGCACTGTTGCCAACGCAACCACGACGCCCGCAATCACACTTTCAACCAGCGTGACTGGTGTTCTAAAGGGCAACGGCACAGCAATCTCTGCCGCTACCGCAGGAACCGATTATTTGGCTCCTCCTTCTGGCACCTCAATTTTGAAAGCCAACAGTGGCGGCGCACTTGCAAATGCTGTGGCTGGCACGGATTACCTTGCTCCACCTTCTGGCACTGCCATTTTAAAGGCCAACAGCGGCGGTGCGCTTGCAAACGCAACCGCAGGCACTGACTATGTTGCGCCGGGCACCGCAACCACCTTCACAGCGACCCAAACATTTACTGGCTCGTCTAGCGCGTTGGCAATCGTTTTGAATGATGCGGCAGAGACTACGACTGTTTCTGCAACAGCCGCCACTGGAACCATCAACTTTGATGTGACGACTCAGTCTGTTCTGTACTACACCAGCAATGCTTCTGGCAACTGGACTCTGAATGTTCGGGGCGCAGGTGGTACAAGTCTTAACACATTAATGTCTACTGGTCAGACAGTCACCGTGACTTTTATGGTGACGAATGGTGGAACCGCTTATTACAACAGCGCATTCCAAATTGATGGCTCTTCGGTTACTCCGAAATGGCAGGGTGGTACGGCACCATCTTCTGGCAACGCATCTTCGATTGATGTGTATACCTACGCAATTGTTAAGACTGGTTCCGGGACATTTACCGTGTTTGCATCACAGACCAAGTTTGCGTAAGGAGTTTTCTTATGCCAATCATTAACACACGAGGCGCGGCTTCTGCTAAAGCGTTTGGATTTACAAGTGGCGCTGGCGGCGGTTTATATGCGTTTACCTCGTTTACTTTTCGAACAACAAATTTGCGCGGATACATAGGGCCAACACTCGCTCAGTGTTTGGCTTTTTATGACACCGCAACATATCCTTGGTTGAATAGCACTTCGTTTTTTAATACAACAACTTCTGGCATTCAGGTTTGGACTGTGCCCGCAACCGGAGGCTATCGAATTCTTGCTCAAGCCCCAAATGGTTTGGGGGACTCTGGAACTTTAGGTGCTGGCGGTAGCGGCGCTCGAATAACCGTAGACATCACCCTTACTGAAGGTGAAAAAATTTATATTTTATGTGGTCAACCCGGCAATCCTTCTCCATCAAATACTTCTGCCGCCGGGAGTGGCGGAACTTTTGTTGTCAGGGTTCCTGCCGCATATCTTACTAATCCGGAAAGCGGTCTATCCTCTGTCACAAACACGCAAGTGATTTGCGTTGCTGGTGCTGGAGCAAGATACCAAAATGGTTATCAGTACACCAGTCACCCCTCTGGCGTGACGCAAGAAGGTGGGGCGTCCAATCGTGTGATTGGTGGCGGTCGTTCTAGTGTGACGGGCGGTAGTGGCCCAAATGGCGCGGCGGGTATGTACTACCCCGCCTTTATTACTACTAGCGACCCTAATAACGCTTTTATTAAAACATGGAATGCTTATGATGATCCATCTTCTTATTCTAGTGGCGCAACAGGAAACGCTTACGCTATAGCGTATCCATTTGTTCGTGGAGGTTATGGTTCATTTGGATATAACAGTAGTTCTTATTCTTCTGCAAATTCGGGTGGTTTTGGTGGAGGCGGTGGTCAAAATACACAGAACTCTTATTCTTGTGGCTCTGGTGGCTGGATTGGTGGTTATGAGACAGACTCCGCAACATCTTCATACAACCAAAGAACTTACGCAACAAATAATGCAACCTGCGGTGGCGCTGGCGGATCGTTTATCAACGGTTCTGCGGCTGGTTTTATTCAGACGGTAACCAACAGCGTATCTTCAGAAAGTTATGGTTTTGTAGTTGTAACAAAATTGTGAGGGATATATGAAATACGCAAAAATAAAAGACGGGGCTGTTGTTAAGTATCCTTACACACATCAAGATTTGGCCGTGGAAAATCCATATACAAATTTTGGCGACACAAAAAGTCTGGCAGAAAAGTACATTGGAACCACAGCATCAGAGGATGGTTCTTTTGTAGTTGAGGTAAATCAAAATAGACCTGATTTTGATCTCAATACTGAACAGGCTATTTGCTCAGAACTTCCTGTTTATGCAAATGGAGTGTGCGCTTTTGAGTGGACTATCTCTACGCTTCCTCCAAGACAAGACCCAAATGGAGATGGAACTTAAATGATTAACTTGCAACTCTCAGTTGACCAAGTAAACGCGCTTCTTGCGATTCTTGGCAAGCAACCTTATGAACAGGTCAGTATGCTGATCAGCGAAATCATTCAGCAAGGCGTCCCTCAAGCAAAGGCTCTTGAAGAGGCGCAAGCGGAAAAGAAAGAATGACATGAGCGCAGAGATTGACCCAGTTAAATACGGGGTTCTCTGGCAGAAAGTTCAAGACCTAGACAAGAAGGTAGACAAACTTGAGCGCGGCATGGAGGAACTCCTTGAGTTAGCCAACAAGGGCAAAGGCGGCTTTTGGGCTGGCATGGCCCTGGTGTCTGCTATTTCCTCCGCCATCGGATATTTTTCAAACTGGTTCCACAGGGGGCATTGATGGCATGGTCTGATGTTCTGAAGGCAATTATTCCTATCGTTGTGGCCTGCATCGCGTGGCTATTGGGACAGGTTGCATCGTTTTCCGAGCGTCTTACCAAAATTGAAGGCCAAATGCCCGCCCTGATCACCAAAGAGGGCATCCCGACCGACAGCCCTATCAGCGCAGAACGCCGCGCTATCCAAAAAGAGCAGTTGATGCAACACATCAATGAGTTGCAAGTCAAGGTCAGACTGCTTGAGGAGCGCGAAAGAATGAACAAGGGGGGCAGATAATGTTGGAAATACTTGGCGGCGGAATTTTTGGCTCCCTAATTGGGGGCGTTTTTCGTCTGGCCCCCGAAGTTTTGAAGTTTTTCGACAAGAAGAACGAGCGCGAACACGAACTCAAGATGTTTGACCGCCAGTGCGAACTGGAGCAAGTGCGCGGTCAGATGAAGTTGGCAGAAATCGGGGCGGCACGAGATGCCGCCGTTGATGTTGGCGTGATGGACGCCTTCAACGCCGCAATCAATCAGCAGGCAGAGATGGCAAAAGCCGCAGGCGGATGGTCTGCCGCTCTTTCCGCTTCTGTGCGCCCAGTGGTGACCTACTGGGTCATTTTGCTCTGGTCATTTGTACACCTTTGGTACGCATTCCAAGCATGGGCTGGTGGCGCTGTTGCAAGGGAAGTGTTCAGCACCATGATGACGCCGGACTTTATGGCGCTGGTCAGTGGCACGATCAATTACTGGTTCCTTGATAGAACCCTGAAACAGCGTGGACTATGAACCTAGAGATAGCCGCATCCCTGTGCCGTCAGTTCGAGGGCTACAAGGCTCGGCCATATCTCTGTCCCGCTGGAATTCCTACAATTGGCTACGGGTCAACCTACTACGCTGACGGTCGCAAAGTGACCCTGCAAGACCCCCCGATGGATGAACCCACGGCGCGGGCTTTGTTGATGGCGGAACTGGAACACACCTACCTGCCCGGAGTTTTGCGGCAGTGCCCGATCCTTGCGGCTGATGAGCGCAAGTGCAATGCGGTGGTGGACTTTTGCTACAACCTTGGAGTCGGGAGGCTTCAAACCAGCACCCTCAAGCGCAAGATCAATGCACAAGATTGGGATGGCGCAAAAGAGCAATTGATGCTCTGGAATAAAGGGGGTGGAAAGGTCTTGCCGGGTTTGGTGAAAAGGCGAACGGCGGAGTGTGCCTTGTTTTAGTTAAAGAGGGGGATTAAAATGTTGAAACAAATATACGAGGTGACTGCATGACGACCGCTAGTGTTATGACTTATGACAGTTTGGTCGAAAATATCCAGTCCTATCTGGAGCGGTCAGACACCGCCACCCTCGAAAAAATCCCCCTTTTCATCATGCTGGCCGAGCAGATCATCGCCAGCCAGATCAAGTTCCTCGGGAACCTGACGGTCAATACCAGCACGATGACGGCCACCCAAGCCATCATTGACAAGCCCGCCCGTTGGCACAAAACGGTGTCCATGAATGTGGTGGTCAACGGTAGCCGCCAGCCTGTCCTCCTGCGCAAGTACGAGTACCTGCGCGAGTACTGGCCCGATGCCACCCAGACGGGCACCCCTGTGTACTACGGCGATTACGACTACACCCATTGGTTGGTCGTTCCCACACCCGATGTCGATTACAACTTCGAGGTTCTGTACTACGAGCGCATCCAGCCGCTCGATTCTTCCAACCAGACAAACTGGTTCACCATTTACGCCCCGCAGGCGCTTCTGTATGGGTCTTTGTTGCAGGCTATGCCGTTCTTGAAGAACGACGAGCGGATGCCCATGTGGCAGGCCAACTACGACCAGATCATGCAGACCCTCAAGCAAGAGGATGTCCAGCGTATTGGTGACCGTCAAGCCGCAGTATTGGATACCTGATCATGTCATATAACAGCCCATTTACAGGCAATGTGGTTCAGCCCACAGATGTCTCTTATCGCGCCATCACCCTGACCGCGACGACTCAGTTGCAGTGGCCGATTAACGGCACCTCGACTGACGATGCCGCCGCTCGAATCATGGAAGTGGAAACGCCGAACGCGGCTTTCTACCTTTTGATGCCTCCGGCCAATCAGGCATCGGTGGGCCAAGATGCGCTGATCCGAAACACAGGCGCAACAAACCTCACGGTCAAAGATTACGATGGCGTCAACACCATTGTGACTATTACACCGGGGCAGGCGCAATACATTTACATCACCGAGAATCCTGACGAGTCTGGCACTTGGGGAATTATTGCTTTTGGTATTGGGTCTTCTGGCGCTGATGCGGCCACTTTGGCTGGTTATGGCCTGCTGGCTATCGGCCAGACGCTCAACCAAGCACAGCCCGTCACAACATTCTCTTCCAACCAAACGGTGACCACCACCGACCGCTCTAGCACTTATGTGTGGACTGGTGGCGCTGGAACTCTGACTTTGGACTCTGCCGCTACGCTTGGCGACAACTGGTTCATGTTCCTGCGCAATAGCGGAACTGGTGCCTTGACGGTTACTGGCACCGGGGGTAACACAATCAATGCATCGGCGTCGGTTGTGTTTCAGCCTGCCGATTCCGCAATTATTGTTTGTAGCGGAACTACTTTTTACACGGTTGGCCTTGGCAAGTCCACTCAGTTTAACTTCACTCAGTTGACCAAGGCGGTTACGACTGGCACTTATACACTGACCGCTTCTGAAGCATCCAATGTGATCCAGAAGTACACGGGAACCTTGACTGGTAATGTGACCGTCATTGTTCCCCCGACCGTTCAGGTGTACTACATCATCAACGAAACCGTTGGTGGCGCAAGCAACTTTACTGTCACGATTTCAACAGGTCTCGGTGCTTCGGCTATCTTGACTGGCGGTAACCAAGCCACGCTGATTTGCGACTCTGTGAACCTGTTCAACGCCAACACAATCTTGGCGGGTTCTAGTTCTATTTCTCTTGCCAACGGTACGGTCGCATCGCCATCTCTAAACTTTGCGGCAGAGACCGGGACTGGTGTTTATCGCGGAGCCGCTGGCGAATTTGACATTGCAATTCTTGGTGTGAACTTGTTCACGCTTACCGCAACAGGCTTGGCAATTAACGGCACCATCAGCGGTACGGCAATCACTGGCACAACGATTACCGGAACTTCTCTTGTTACGGGAAGCGGTTCTGCCGCATCGCCATCTATTACCTTTACTGGCGACACTGACACTGGCATCTATCGCGTCAGCGCCAACACTGTTGGCATTTCAGCCAACGGTTCTCAGGTTGCTACCGTTGGAACCACGGGGCTGAATGTCACTGGAGTCGGCGCATTTACTGGTGCGGTGTCTGGAACCACTGGCGCTTTTTCTGGCGCTGTGACTGGTGCGTCCTACGCGGGTGGATCGGTATCTGGAACCACGGGGGTCTTTTCTAGCACCGTTTCCGGCACCACTGGCACCTTTACTACAGGCATCACTGGCGGGACATTCTGATGACCAAGAAGGTATTTGCCATCGACACCCAGCCCGGAGTGCAACGGGACGGGACGATCTTTGACATGAACTTTTACACCGATGGTCGGTGGGTAAGGTTTCAGCGCGGTCGTCCGCGCAAGATCGGTGGCTACCGTCAGATTGTTGGCGATGCTCACGGTTACTCTCGTGGAATCTATGTCAACTCGGTTGATGGCATTAACCAAATTTTTAACGGCTACAACGATGGCCTTGAAGTTTTGGCAATTGACAACAACGGTGTTGGTGCGGGCATTAACCAATTTACGCTGTCAAACTTCACGCCATCAGACTTAAATCTCTGGCAATTCGATTCGCTTTTCGACTCGCAAGGGACTGGGAATCAACTGTTGTTGGCTCACCCCGGCCAAAATTTGGCGCAGATTGATCAGACGGCAGTAACTCCTGTTCTTGCTGGCGATATTAACGGCACAACACTGGCGCAGTTGACCGATACAAACGGCCCATCACCAACTGGTGATCCAATTGAAGTGTCTGGCGGGGTGGTTGTTCTCCACCCCTATGTTTTTGTGTATGGAGATAACGGCCTTATCAAAAACAGTACCGCAGGCGACCCGTTCAACTGGAACGGCCCGGACTCCAACGAGACCAATGTGGCCTCCACCAAAATTGTCAAAGGTCTACCCGTTCGAGGCGGCTCAAACGCGCCTTCGGGCTTGTTCTGGGCGCTGGATTCTTTGATTCGGGTTTCGTACACGCCGACAACCGTAACGGTGGCCGGAACCCCAGAAACTTTTTACTGGCGCTACGACATCATTTCTAGCCAGTCATCGATCCTTTCAAGCCAGTGCGTCATTGAGTACGACGGCATTTACTACTGGATTGGCGTTGACCGATTCCTGCTGTATAACGGCGTGGTCAAAGAACTCAAGAACGACTTCAACCAGAACTACTTCTTTGACAACCTGAACTACGCCCAACGCCAAAAAGTGTGGGCAACGAAAGTGCCTCGCTTTGGTGAGATTTGGTGGTTCTACCCTTCGGGCGACTCCGAAGAATGCAACGACTGCATCATTTACAACATTCGCGAGAACTGCTGGTACGACGGCGGTCAGGCTCTCGGCTCTCGTCGCACCGCCGGGTACTTCTCTCAGGTGTTCAAGTACCCAATCAACGCGGGCGTAGACCTTTCTGTTGCGGAGACTGTGTTGACCACCACCATTACATCGGTGTCTGGAAATGCGGTCATCAAAGTGCCGATCACAAACCAGATTGCAATTGGCTTGCTGATCAAAGATTGCGTGTCTGTACCCGACGGCGCTTCTATTTTGGCAATCGCGCCCAGTGCAACTCCGGGTTACTTTGATGTAACCATGAGCGAAAACGCAACATCAACAGAGGCAAGTCCAGTTGATGCTGAATTTACAACTGTGCCCGGTCGGGTGTCTTTGTGGCAACACGAAATTGGAACAGACGAAGTTATTGGCGACAGAACCAATGCCATTGAAAGTTACTTCCAGACATCCGACCTTGGTTGGGTGCAGGGTGGGCCTTCGCAGACAACCCCGGTTGGTGACAACTACTGGTTGCACTTGGAGCGCATGGAGCCTGACTTCATCCAGTCTGGAGAGATGACCTTTCAAGTCACTGGCCGAGCGTTTGCCCAAGCAGAGGATGTGACTTCAGCGCCGTACCCGTTTGATCCTGATACGCGCAAAATTGACTTGCGTGAGCAACGCCGCGAATTGCGCTTGATCTTTACGAGCAATGTGCAGGGCGGCAATTACCAGTTGGGCAAAGTTCTGTTGCACGCCAACATTGGCGATGTGAGGCCGTAATATGGCATTGGCTGTTGTCTACGATCCTCGGTATCACACTTTCGAGTCGTGGGCGGCGCTCATGTGCGAGGCATACGCGGGACAGCAACTGGCTGTTCCAAATGCACAAACAAACTGGCAGGAGTGGGCATCCGGGTTAAAGGCAATTGATGTTTTCACAAATGAAGGCATCCCCGGCCCCTACACCTATAACGACTGGCAAGACTGGGCTTCGGCCTTGGTTGGAGCCATAAATCAGCCGACAGAGCGACCAGAACAATGACTGACTTCATCGAACTATTCAACATGGTGGCACGGGTGGCAAAGCCCGTGCATATGTCATTTACACCCGCGTCTTCGATGGAAGACAAGATGGCCGATCTCGGGATTGACAGCCTCGACGGTCTGGTAATGATGATGTATCTGACCGAGTTGTATGGGATCGATGACGAGACCTCCAAAGAGTGGCACCCCACCACGGTGCAGGAAGTGCATGACCAGATCATGGCTCACAAGACGATGGAGCCTGAGTCTGTCGAAAAGGCCAAGGAGCAGATCAAGTGATCTACCTGACCCACTACCGCACCGCATCGACCACCGAGGCCGCGCTGTTTGACGACATCGTCTATCCACAGAAGGCTCACTGGTTCCCTGACACCTATGCTCGTGCCAAGACCGGGATGTTCTATGCCCCGCATAAACTCGCCGAGAAAGTGCTTGACCCCGAGTTGCTGACTTACCTTCGTGAGAATCAGGTCGGCAAGACCGCGTTCATTCTGGCGGCTGGTAACGCGCACTTTGCCGGAATCAACCAGCGCCCCTACCCCAACAACAGCCTGAACTATGTCTACAAGTTTTTGCCGTTCACGCTGACGCAGGTTTACGCTGGCCGTACCGCGCAGGCGTTTGGCAACATGGACATGGTCACCACCGACTCATCGGCCTGCGCCAGCAGTTTGAAGGTGATGATGGATGTGCAGAGCCTGATCAATCACTACCACTTTGACCGGGTCATTGTGCTGACGGTGGAGGACGGGGTCAC